TAAATTTATAACTAATAAAAAATTATATTCTCAACTTAAAAAAATAGTTCCATTAGGGAATAATATTACCATAACTGGGAATTTTCATGAGGGAAATTTAGGTTATGATAAAGATGGTAATCTTAAAATAATAGATATTTAATTAGGATTTTAAAATTCTAAATTGTATATTAAAAATAAAAGTTATGTCAAAAAGGTTACACACAATTCTAAACGAGAAATACAGACCTGATACCCTAGAAGGGTACATCTGTAAAGACGAATATAAAGCAAAATTCCAAGAATTCATTAACCAGCAGGATATCCCACATCTACTATTTGCTGGTAAACCAGGTGCAGGTAAAACAACAATCGCTAAAATATTAGTTAAAAATATTGATTGCGATTATCTGTATGTTAATGCAACTGATGAACGTTCAATGGATGTTATGCGAGATAAAGTAGGAGCATTTGCTGCTGCTGGTTCATTCAAGCCACTTAAAATAGTGATTTTAGATGAAGCAACTCATATTTTACAAGCATCCCAAGTTATTCTATTAAACATGATGGAAACATATAGTTTAACTACTCGTTTTATCTTAACAGGTAACTACCCAGAACGTTTAATTGAACCACTTAGAAGCAGATGTCAGGAATTTGATCTATCACCTCCATCTAAAAAAGTAGTAGCACAACATATTGACAATATTTTAACTACAGAAGGTATCGAACATTCAATTGAAGACGTAGTTACAATTATTAAAAAATTCTATCCTGATTTTCGCAAAATCATTAACAACTGCCAAAAATATACTGTTGATAATGTTTTAACACTTGATAAATCAATAGATTCAACAGATGACTATAAGGAAAAGGTAGTTGCTGAATTAAAAACACCTTCATCTAAATCGTTTAATAATATTAGACAAATAGTAGCAAATACTGATTTAGATGACTTTGGAGATTTATATAGGTTTTTGTATGATCAACTAGGTGAATATGCTAAAGGAAATGAAGGTATGGTTATTATTATTCTAGAAGAAGGAATGTATCATGCTCATTTTGTTTTAGATAAAGAAATTAACCTTATGAGCACAATTTCACGTATATTAGAAGCAGTTAAATAAAAATTATGAATAAAGAATTTATACCTTACGAACAAGCATTAGCACTCAAAGAACTTGGGTTTGATGAACCTTGTTTTGGTTATTATGAACCGAATGGGGAGTTAGATTATGTTGAAAATCATATATTAAAAGATTTTCCATATTTAGCAAAAAATAGTGAATGGCAAGATTTGGTTGCAGCGCCAACATTCTCACAAGCATTTAGATGGTTTAGAGAGAAACATAATATAGATGGTTTATTACATAAAACAGTGGAAGGTTCTTATTATTTTTGGATAACGGAATGTGAATATGAAAATTATAATCATTATAAGTATTATAATCAGATGGTTTATTTTAATACATATGAAGAAGCAGAACTTGCTTGTCTTAACAAACTAATTGAAATAATTAAAACTAAATAAATATGCAAGAACAAATGCAGATGAATGTGGACATCAAACAAACCACACCTATTAAATCCGAAGAAGGTAACCAAGTATTCCAAGAAGCAGTAATTCTACGTAAAGCAAGTAAGTTTTTAGTAGGTACAAGCGAAGATGCAGTTATCCCTATTCCAGTATTCATTGATGTAAAAACTAACAAAATCGTAATTGAGTTGCTTCCTAAAGAGCTTCGTGAAGAGTATGAAGAGTACAACAAAACAGCCTAAACCTAAATCGTTTACAATATTTGATTTTATAAAAGCAATTATTGACACTAAACAAGATTGGGATTCGTTTACACCCGAACAAAAGAAAACATTCAATAACTATATGATTCATAAGTTTTTATCTATGAATCCTAAATATATTGAAATTATTAACTACATTCAGGGACTAAACTTTAAGGACAGTCAAAAACTATATGAGGTATATTGTTTTATGATTCCAAAATCTAAAAACACTTATTCACCTTATATTAAATCAACCACTAAAAAGGCATCTCCTGAAGCAGCTCAACACGTAGCTGAATATTTTGAATGTTCACTTACAGAGGCAGAAGGATATATTAGTTTAACTGATGCTAAATGGTTAGAAAATATCTTAGCTACTAAAGGTGTAGATGAAAAGGAAATTAAAAAATTATTAAAATGAGTTATACCCCAGATTCAATTGTACAAACAATTATAGACAAATTTATTGCGCGAGCTGAATTTGGTGAAGAAAAGTATGGTGTTACTTTGGACCGTGAAGATTTATCAATCGAAGATTATATCAATCACGCTCTAGAAGAACATATGGATGCTATCCTATATCTTCAAAAAGTAAAAACCATGCTTGAACAACAAAGAAATGGCTAAAAAAACCATCCCATCTATTGTTAAGCAAATTAGAAATTTCAAACCACAAGAAATTAATTACGCTTTTCAAAAGAGTATTTCATACTCTCAAATGTCAATGTATTTGTCGTGCCCTAAAAAATGGGCACTTCAATACAGAGATGGACATAAAATATATGCTCCATCAATTAATATGACTTTTGGAACCGCAATCCACGAAACTGTACAAAATTATCTTCATGTAATGTATGAGGAAAATGGAGCAGCAGCTGATGAAATTAATTTGGAGGAATATTTTGAAGATCGCTTTAGAGAAAACTACTCTAAAGAATATCAAAACAACAAAAAACAACACTTCAGTAGTTCTGAAGAAATGAGAGAGTTTTTTGAAGATGGGATAGCTATTTTAGAATTTATTAAGAAAAAACGCAATGGATATTTTACTAAAAAAGGATATTATCTAGTTGGAATCGAAATACCAATAGTAATTTCGCCCGATAAACGTTATAACAACGTTTTATTCAACGGGTTTATAGATTTAGTAATGTATCATGAACCAACTAATACCTTTACTATTTACGATATTAAAACATCAAGTAGAGGCTGGGGAGATAAAGAAAAGAAAGATGAAATTAAGCAATTTCAAGTTCTATTTTACAAATCGTTTTTTAGTGAACAATTTGGAATACCTGAAGATAACATTGAAGTTCAGTTTTTTATATTGAAACGTAAACTATGGGAAAAAAGTGATTTCCCACAAAAACGTATTCAGGAATTTATTCCATCTCAAGGAAAAATCAAACTAAAAAAAGCAAAAACAGCATTAACTACATTTGTAGAAAGTGTATTCAATTTAGATGGAACATATAAATCTACTGAATATATAGCTACACCTAGTAAATCAAACTGCATGTATTGTCCGTATAAAAATAAAAAAGAATTGTGTAATAAAGCAATTTTATCTTAAAATCGTATATACGTATATACAAATATGCAGTTATGGCTAAAGAAGAAGGCACACAGCTAACCTCAGTAAAAGTAGACAAAGATCTATTTGATGTCTTTAAAATAGAGTGCGTAAAGCGAAAATTTACTTTAAATAAACTTGTCAATCGAACAATTGATTTGTATCTTAACGATCCAGAGTTTAGAAAACATCTTACTAATTACCACAATCCAAAAATTAAAGAATAAAATTTATGAAAGAAAAATTTGGTTATTTACCACAAAATGAAAGACGCCGTATCCTGCTAATTTGTGACGATATTCGTGTGCATTCTGGAGTAGCTACTGTTGCTCGCGAAATGGTTCTTAATACTGCTCATCACTTCAACTGGATAAATGTTGCAGGAGCAATTAATCATCCTGAAAAAGGAAAAAAATTAGATCTATCCCCAGATACTAATGCAAATACAGGACTAACAGATGCATCAGTTCATATGTATCCAACTGATGGATATGGAGATCCTAATTTCATTCGTCAATTAATCAAAATTGAAAAACCAGATGCTATCTTCCTGATTACAGATCCAAGATACTTTATGTGGTTGTTTCAGATTGAAAATGAAATTCGTCGTAAGATGCCTATTGTGTATCTAAATATTTGGGACGACTATCCGGCACCAATGTACAATCGTCCATACTATGAAGCATGTGATGCTTTATTGGGTATTTCTAAACAAACAGTTAATATTAATAAACTAGTATTAGGCGATAAAGCAAAGGATAAATTAATTGAGTACGTTCCTCATGGTTTAAATGAGAATATTTTTAGACCAATTAATGAAACAGAAGCTGAATATAGTGAATTAACTAAATTCAAAGATCAAATCTTTAAAGGTAAAGAATATGATTTTGTACTGTTTTTTAACTCAAGAAATATCAGACGCAAACAAATTCCAGATACACTTTTAGCATATAAATATTTTATTGATTCACTACCTGAAGAAAAAGCTAAAAAATGTGTATTTTTACTTCATACCCAATGTGTTGACGACAATGGAACAGATTTAAATGCAGTTTGTGAATTTTTGTTTGATAATGATCTAAAATACAACATTGTATTTTCTGAAAGACCACTCCCACCACATCAAATGAATTATTTGTATAACATGGCTGATGCACAGATCTTGTTAACATCAAATGAAGGTTGGGGTCTATCGTTAACAGAAGCATTACTTACTGGAAAATTAATTATTGCTAATGTAACTGGTGGAATGCAAGACCAGATGCGTTTTGTTAGAGATGGTAAATGGATGGAAGTAGATGCTGATTTCCCTTCAAACCATAATGGTACTTACAAAGAACACGGTGAATGGGCTCTACCAGTTTC